ATTAACTCATCTTGTGAGCCATGCCGATTGTCGTGACGGTTGAACTGGGAGTCCAGCGGGGGGTGAATGACTTGTAGAATCGGATGATCAACTGATTCTGATCAACCTCGCCCTCTTCCTTGAAGGTGAGCTTGACACCGAGCCAGTTTCCGAGCATGAATCCGCGTTTGTTGACATAAAGAGCCTGAGTGTAGGTTGTGGTCACACCATCATAGACATAGGTGGCATTAAGATTCTGGCGAATATATTCAGAGGGGATGAGGGGGATTCCGTCCAACTTGCCGAGTTCTCCGGTCAGGATAAAAGCATTGGGTCCGTATTTGTCAACGGTTGTCACTTCGGTCAGGCTTCGATATTTATTGATCCCGGTCGGACCACTGATAATAGCCAGCTCCTGAGCGTTGAGCCCATATTTTCCCATCGCCACAATGATGGTTCTGTGGTTGGCATAGCTGAAGGTACTGAGGTCTTTAATTGTCCCAGAGGGGCAAAGATCCCTCAATCCGTTCCATGCCTTCCGGCGGTCTTTACTGTCAGTAACATCACTGTCCATGTGGGTGGCCGTGGTATCGCCGTTGAGGATAATGTCATCGACAACCTCACCCTTTGCGATAATCAGATCATTTTTCAGCGCGGGGAGAACGGGAACGATTGAGGACTCGGTAAATTCCTCTGAGAAGTAGGTGCGAGCCTTGAGCTTTTTGGCCGTCAGGGTTAAGTCTGATGTTGCCATTGTGGTCGGAGGGGATGCCGTAGGACTGTCACTTGTGGCTTCTCCTACATAATAGAAATCAGATGCCGAGAGTCCGGCAGAATAGGGGTATTTGTAGGGATTGTTCGGCATGGTTACTTCTTGGAACAGTCCTGCAACCTTGGCCGTCATCCTGTATTTTTCGATAAGCTGAGAAGACAGGACGGTGGGAACCCATTCGGCGCCTTCGGTGGCTGTCGCTGCATCCATCGCCCTTTTCAGAGCTGAGGACGATTCCGCAAACTGATTCCATGACCTTAAGCTCCGGGGATCTGCTTTGAGAAGGGTCGAGAGTAAAACCACGTCGTCATTAAAATCGGCCAACTCTCTCTCCTCGTCTTTGAGCAGGTGACTAGGGAGCTTGACGATTTCCCGAATACTCCGAACCATCGATTTAACCTTCCCATCGTCTGAGAAATCGACCTTGCGAACAGGCCGTTTTTCCTCTGCGGCTTTTTCCACTTCGGCGTCCTGTTTGGCGATATAGGTAGCCAGAAGGTCATTCTCTTCTTTGGTCAGGGTTTCGAGGCTCTGGAGCTTTTCGAGTAGTTCTTTAATTTCTTTTTCCAATTTTGTGCCTCCATTAAATTTAAATTCCGTTTATGTCAAGTGTTGGGAATTCCCAAACACACCCAACTATTTCAAGTCTCTCTCCTTCGATATAATCAGGCCGGCCAGAATCTTTCTGACCGCCCTTCTTGTTTCCTCATTCTGTTTAATAATGGCGTTGATCCTAGCGAAAATAGATTGAAGCTCTTCTGTGTGATCCTCTGGTTCGGGATCGGGCTCGGTCATTGCGGATTTTATTTCGATTGTCGAAATCTTTTTGTCCAGAAGGTCATCAGTCAAATCCCCAATAGTTCCAATCTCATCTTCAACCGGCTCTCCAACACTCTTTTTCTCAAGCCCTAAGTCAACTGGCATTTCCTCGACGAACCGCTTAGAGATAAGCCCCTCGTTGGCCGCATTATTTACAGCCTCCTGGTTGCCGGTCAGAATCACGTTAGAGTATTCATACAGCTCCCACTTTTTAATGTCATACCAGGTTTTGCCGTTCTCTCCGTCCTTCCCCTTCTCATTCTTCTCCTCAATATCCTGAACTTCAAATCCGATAGACCAGCCGAGAATCCCCTTCTGGTTCAGTGTCCATAAATCATTGACTAGATCAGCAAGCGGCCCGGACAGGTTGTCTTTCTCTGGATCAAGAAACTGAGTTTTTGCAAACAGAAACTTCCCCTCACGTTCAAATCCGAGATTCTTCCCGATAACTGGCAGCGGATTCATTCCACCGTAGTTATGGCCATAGAGGACAACCGGATTTTTCTTGTAGTTCTTTATGTCCATCCCATCCAGCCGGATGACCGTTCCATACCGGTCCAATATCTCCTTGCTGATTTTATGCCGGAGAATCCGCTTCTTTTCGTCAATTACCCGAACCTCATTTTCCTCGCTGGGAAGAATCCGGATTTCCTTTTTGATTTTATCTTCGTTTTTCATAGCTGCCTCACTTCTGGCATTGTCGTACAGAGACAATTTACGATATTCCCGACTCTTGCTCCCCTCGATCCATCGCCTGGATACATCATCTCATCGCCCCCCACGTTGAATGGTTCGTCCAACGGGATGGGATTCTCGCTGTAATTTCCATCAGCGTCCATGTGGGCCTGTCTCGATTCGTCCACAAAGTAGCAGAGCCAGCCCTTCTTTTCGATGTATTCTGATTGTTTATACCCCTCAAACTGTCCCCAGTTTTCGACCTTCGCCGATTCTGTCCTGGCAATCCGCTCACTCCGCCCGATGGATAGATCAGTCAGTTTGTCTCTGAGGGTCTTTGCAAACTGGACGACTGTTAGATTCTGATCAACGGCCTCTTTATAGAGTGCCAGGATCTTCTCCAGGGTGTGATCGTTTATCTGCGCTCCAGACTCTAGGATCAAGGCACTCATCGCCGCCTTTAGTTCAGGAGTGATAACAAACTTATCCTCCCTTTTGAGTAACCGCATATCGGGAAAATATAGCCGCCCCTCTGATAGATCAAGCCCAGCCTCGCCAGCGGTTTTAAACATTTCATAGTAATAGGCCCGGAATTTCTCGGCATATTTATTGTTCTCATCATCCACATTGAAAGCCTTATGGAAATTGACAGCCACAAGACTCTCGGCCTTCTCTGCAATCTTGGCAGCCCTCTCAGCCTGAGCCTCAAGGAATTGCCGTGCCTGATCAACAAACGGTTTCTCCTTCATTTCCACCCGACGGACAAAATCCTTCGCAAGTATCTCCCGCCTCGATGGAGTATTCCAGAATGATGGTTTTTCCGCATCCTCAGCCCGTTTAAGCGACTTTTTCCCTTCGTCCGGCTCCTTGCCTTGCTTTGGGGCATTAAGTGGAACCCAATTGATCGGGATATACCGAAGCGCCGCGGCCCCTCCTATTGGCTCGATGTTGTAATACTTCTCAGCCACATCATCCGGACTCATAATCCCATGACTGACAAGCATCGTTGCAATCTTAGCCTGTCTCTCCTCGTCCTCCTGCAGCGCCTTGATATTAGAGTAATCAAACTTAAAGTAATAATCTTCGTCAAACAGCGGAGCCAGTCTCAAGGTAAGCTTATCCGCAATCAGATCCAGCATCGGTATTACCGCATCCTCCCAAAACTTGCGCTGTTGAACTTCCATATTGCTGTAATTTGCATACTCCAAAAGTCCAACCACAGAGGGCGGCACTCCGAGAGTAGCAAGTATCTCCTCCCGGTTCATCTTCCTCATTTCGGCATATTGAGCATCTTTAGGGAGTGCACCAATTGTTTTGATCTCCATCCCACCCCAACAGTAGCCAAAGTTCCCGGCCTTCTTTGTCCCCTTGTGAACCTTATTCCATTCCCTCTTGTGAGCCGCCCTCTGCTCTACACTCAATTGCTTGTCTGACTTGAAATAGAACAGTGGAGTGGCGTCGTTGGCTAGGAAATTCTTATTGTAGGCGATGGCATTAAACTCCAGGATGGCGCTATTCTTTGCCGGCTGGAGTGATCCCATCCCCCGGTAATACGAGTCGGGATTGGGAGCCTTGAAGTGGATAACCTCAGACGGATCAAGCCGCTTATTCCCCCCACTCGGATAGTTGTACTGATAGTATTTGATAAAGTCCTGGGCATCGCCCTTGATCTCGATATTCTCCGGTTTCATCCACCAGAGCTCCACCGGTGGATTTCCATCGAATATTTCAGACTCTTCTCTTGTCCCGACCATATTCCAAAACATGTTGCCGGATATGGCAAGGTTTACTACCGTAATCTGGAGCAGTTCCCGGTAGGATAGGAAATCATTTGGCCGCTCAATCAGGCGATTAATATCCTCCTTCTCAACCTCGACCGGCGTCCCGTCTGCCTGTTCCTGGTAAATCTTCAGATCCGGCTTGACCGCTGCCACAGCCAACGCCGTAGCTCCGGCATACAACCAGGGGAGCTGTGAATAAGCATCGATAAAATCACCATATTCACTAATCTGTTCAGACTCAATCATCTGCTGGGGAGACGCTTCAACCTCCCCGGCCATAAAACCGGCGGCTCTCTCTTCCCCCCCCGCGAAAGTCTTCTCCCCGACCTTTATGGCGTTGTACCCGAATTGGTTTAATACTTTATTGACAATTCCCATCATAACGCTCCAAATCCGCTTTCTGCCCTATCCTTAAAATGGGTATAGAGGGCGTATCGGATAGCATCCATTCCATGATCCATGTATTTGACCGGCTCATCCAACGCATTGCCGTTCTTATCCTCTTTCCACTTGTATTGTTTAAACTCTCGGTTCAAATGCACGTTTTCTGGCAGGGTGTGTTTCTTTATCGACTTCACATAATCAATTCCCGTCCTGACCGAATCCTGTCCTTTGGTACACGGCCAGACATTGAATCCAGCCCTGGAAATTTCATCTATCCTGTCCGGCTCTGATGAATCGGCATAGATCGGATTACCGTTGATATTTAGTTCCCTCATCCTGTCTATCAAGTCAGAATTGGTTAATTTCGACTCATGGATTAACTCATGGAATGTAACCTCATTGTCCTTGATGTAGAGCTTGATAAGAGCAGTCGGGTTATTGAATCCAAAATCCAGGCCATAGATAGTCTCATCGGGTTCTTTTGGGAAGGTCTGGGCCATCTCTGGAAATGCGTAGATAATCCCCCTTGCCAGCGCCCAGTTGCCAAGCCGGTAAATGTCGTAATAGACCGGATCATCCAGGTTCTCTAACACCTGGAGGTATTGATCCCTGACTTCCTGAATCGGATTGTCCTCGATGGTTGACTGGTGGACAAATGAGTCCTCCTTGATATTGTCGAAAAACATATCCTTGAGCCAGGGGGCTTGAGCCTCGTCCGGATTAAAGCTCATCATGATCTGCTTATAATGCGGCGTTGGTTCTCTCAGCCGGAGGTCAATCTGAAGCAAGTCCTCTTTTGTAAACTCCGTAGCCTCTTCCATCCAAACGGAAGTAATGCCCTTGATGGATTTAATCTTCTCTCTATCATCCAGCCCCTCAAATAGAATCTGGCTGTTCCAGACCCGGATTATTCGGTCTGACTTACTGTACTCATATTCAATTCCATTCTGGTCCAGGATAGACAACATGAGTGCTATGACCGACTCTCTGAGTGTGGCCCGGACCTTACGGAGGATTAGGAACTTGTGGCCATCCTCAACCCGGCAGCGATAGAGGATCTTGCGTCCGGCAAACTCAGACTTCCCCGATCCGCCTCCACCACAGAGGACTAGATATCGATGCTGGTCATTCAGCGGTTCGAGAAAGGAATCACTTATTATCAGATCCATTTTCTTTCTTTCCGTTCTTTTTGCTCTGGACGTGGATTACCT